TGCACTACGCCATGGGCATGACGCTGAAGGTCTTGCACCGCCTCAACTCCAAGCACATCGACGATGAATACATCCAGCGCGTGACTGGCGAAGAGATGTGCAAGGCCAAGGACTTCCTTGGCATCATGGATGTGATCCCTGTCTCTGATCCAAACATCTTCTCGGACGTACAGCGTTCCGCCCAGATGCAGGCTGTGGTGCAGCGCGCAGCGGCCATGCCACAGCTCTACAACCTGCCTGTGGTCGAGGAGCGCTTCCTTGAGGGCATGAAGATCCCTGACTTCAAGGCTTTGCTGGCCAAGAAGCCGGAGCCTGTGGAGCTCAATGCCGTCAACGAGAACCTCGCCCTGACGCTGGGGAGGCCCGTGGCGGCCTTCCCGATGCAGGACCACCTTGCCCACCTTCAGGTTCATCTTGACTACCTGAAGAGCCCGATCTTTGGCATGAGCCAGCTGATCGGGCCGGTCTACATCCCGGGCGTGCTCCAGCACATCAAGGAGCACATGGCGTATTGGTACTCGCTCTATATCTACGAGCAGACCAGCAACGTCGTCGGCATCCCTCTTGATCAGTTCCTTGGTGGCAAGGACGAGCAGGTTTCCGCCGAGCTTGATCGCACTCTTGCGATGGCCTCGCAGCGTTACATGCCTGACATCCAGAGCGCTTTGCAAGGCATCCCGCCAATCATTCAGCAGGCCCAGCAGTTCTTGCAGCAGTTCCAGCCGCCCAAGCCGCAGGATCCGACGCAGGTTCTGATGGCTGAGACGCAGCGCAAGGCGCAGTACGACCAAGCTAGGCTTCAGCTTGATCAGGCGCGTGTTTCCCGTGAAACACAGCTGGACCAGATCAAGATGCAAGAGAACATGGCCGAGATTCAGGCCAAGCAACAGATGAACGATGCGGACAACCGCACCGCGAAGGAACTTGCCGTGTTTGAGGCCGAGCACGGTAACAAGTCGAACTTTTCCACTGGCCACGGTATCAACCCTTGAGGTTTACGATGGATAACGCCCTTCTCCCCCAGCATAAGCGCCTCGCCATGGGTATGGCCGTGAACAATGCCCCCGAAGGCAAGAACATGGTCAACGACATGGTCAAGGCTCATAAATCCTTCGGTATCCACAGAAATCTTTCTGGAAAGAATGATTCCCCAGCTAAGAGTGGACTAAGTTCCTTTAATGGGAAAAAGTAGCCTTGACAGGGAGGCTACATGATTGACATCATCATAAAGAGGCTACTCGAAGAACAAAGTCGAGTAGCCCACGAAACCATGGTGCAGCCCGGCGACGGCTCAATCTTTGAGTACGGGCGCAGGGCGGGAATTTACGCCGGTCTGGGTCGCGCTGTTGCGATCATCGAGGAGACCTTGGCAGAAGGAGAAGATGATGAGCATGGCAAACGTCGTCGCGCTAAACCAATCTGGGGATAAGGAAACAATATTGTTTCCTCAAGTGGACCCGGGCATCGTGCCTTTTGGCTCCCGTGTCCTTGTGCAGGTTCGCCGAGTGCGCACAAGGCGCAAGAGCGGCATCTACATGACGAAAGAGGCCACCGACACGCAGATGGATAATACCTGCGTTGCGAAAGTTCTCGCTGTTGGCCCCCTCGCCTACAAGAATCGCAATACCATGGAGCCATGGGCTGAAGGGCGCTGGTGTGAGGCCAACGAATACGTATTCGTGCCCAAATACGGCGGCCTTCGCTGGGAAAGGGCCTACAAAGTCGATGATGACTACATCGACAAGGTCCAATTTGCCATTTTTGATGACCTCAACATCGTCGGTAGCGTCGAAGACGCCTTGAACGATGATGATGAGCCAGTGGGGGTCTGAAATGAACAGCACCGAAAAGGCCGAAATCCAAGAAGAGAAGCTTGAAGCCGTCGAGATCGAAAGCGAAGCTGATGATCATGATGATGGTGAAGGCGAAGACGAGCGACTTTCCGACTCTCGCAACGAAGAAGAAGACGGAAAACGCGAAGCCCGCCGCAATGAGCGCAAGCGCCGCCGTGAAGGCCAGCGATTCGCCCGCGACAAGACAAAAGAAGAGATGCAGTGGCTGATTGAGCAGAACAAGACGCTCCAGCAGCGCCTTGAGGCTGTTGAACACCATGCCATCTCTGCCCAGAAGGGCTCGCTTGATCAGAACTACAATCAGGCGGTCTACGCGATCCAGAAGGCTGAGCACGATCTTGCCAAGGCTATTGAGATCGGGGACGGGGCAAAGGTCCCTGAACTCCTTCGCCAGCGCGATCAGGCCATGGCGCAGGCTGCTGAGATCAACCGGGTAAAGAACCAGTTCTCTCACCAGCCCGCCCCCCAGAAGTCTGAGGTGGCTGAGCGGGCAAACAAGTGGGCGTCACAGAACTCTTGGTTCAACGCCAACGGCAGCGATCCCGACTCGCTTGCCGCCAAGGCCATCGACGCCGGGCTTGTTGCGGAGGGTTACGACCCTGCTTCCAAGAAGTATTGGAAGGAGCTTGACCGCCGCATTGAAGCCCGTCTTCCGCACCGCTTTGCAGATAGTGACGATTCAGACTATACTGGAACGCAACAGTCTGGCAGGCGCGGTCCTCCTGTCGGCGGAACTCGGGAAATGAGTGCCCCGGGGTCCAAGAAAGTATTCGTCAGCGCCGAGCGCATCCAAGCGATGCGCGATGCTGGCTACTGGGATGACCCGGTTCTTCGGCAACGCATGTTAAAGCGTTATCAAGAAACGGATCGTGAACTGAAATCTGCACGCTGAAGGAGCGAGCTATGAACCTTGGTAATGATGAACGACTGAAGAAAGTATCTGACCCGGCGCGTCGTAGCCGTGCGATGGATGATCGCGCAGTCACTGAGAGCCGCGAGCTCTCCGATGACGACCGAGTGCAGATGTTTCGAGACTCGTTTTATCAAAGCGCACTGCCTGATCTACCGGAAATTCCGGGCTATCATCTGTGTTGGCTTACGACGACTAACCCGCGCGATTCAATTCAGGGGCGTTTCCGTCTCGGCTATGAGCCGGTCAAGCCTGAAGAGGTCCCGGGTTGGGATTATGCAACCGTCAAGACCGGCGAGTACGCTGGCCTAATCGGCGTGAACGAGATGATTGCGGCCAAGCTGCCGGAGCGTCTCTACTACCGCTTCATGAGAGAGTCGCACCATGACGCGCCTCTGCGTGAGGAGGAGAAGGTCACGTCTGATATGGATTCGATGGAAGCGCGTGCTCGTAGCTCCAAGACACGGATGGTCGAGGAAGAAGGTATGTCGAGCCTGCGTGAAGCAGCTCCCGCTCCAGTCTTCGATTGAGGCGGTCCCTCTCATCTAGCAAAAGGATTCGAAGATGTCTTCGACCAATGCTCCCTTCGGTCTCCGGGCGGTCTATAGTCCCTCGGGCATCATTCGTGAAATGCAGGGTACAATCCTGTCCACCTATGCGGCTGACCTTTACACTGGCCAGCCTGTGAAAATGGGTACTGACGGCACGCTTCAGGCCGCCGGGACCTCTGGTACTTACATCGGCCTCTTCGCCGGTTGTCAGTATCTCCCCTCGGGCGCTCAGCGTCCGGTGATCTCGCCCAGCTGGCCCTCGGGCACCACGGCGACTGAGATCATCGCCTACTACACCATGGACCCCTATCTCGTTTACGAGATTCAGGCCGATGGTACGGTTAACCAGACGAACATTGGGAATCAGTACAACTTCAGTGCTGTGACCTCCAGCAATGGTCTTGGTTACTCCATCGCTACCCTCGGCGTCGGCACCGTCACCACCTCTGGTAACGCGCAGATGCGAGTCATCGGTATTGCTAACGGCATTGATAATGCTGCGGGCGATGCTTTCACGGTCGTTCAGGTGCAGATCTCTCAGCACCAGTACGTCGCCACTCTTGCCGCCTTCTGATAGGGAGTCCTTGTCATGGCAACACCAATGCGCAGTACAGACTTCCGATCCATTGTCGAGCCCATCCTCAACGAGGCGTTCGACGGCGTTTACGACCAGCGGTCGGACGAGTGGAAGCAGGTCTTCCGCGAGGAGCGTGGCATTCCTCGCAACTACCACGAAGAGCCGGTTCTGTTCGGCTTCGGTGCGGCTCCTGAGCTTCCCGATGGCACGGCAGTCACCTACCAGTCCGGTGGCGTGCTCTTCATCAAGCGCTACCAGTACAAGGTCTATGGCCTTGCCTTCGCTCTGACGAAGGTTCTTGTCGAGGACGGTGATCACATCCGTATCGGCCAGACCTACGCCAAGCATCTCGCCCAGTCGCTGGTCGAGACGAAGGAGACGCTGGCGGCGAACGTGCTCAACCGCGCGTTCAACGGCGCTTATGCGGGCGGTGACGGCAAGTCTCTTGTCGCGACCGATCACCCGATCATGAGCGGGACCTTCTCCAATCAGCTCTCGACCGCCGCCGCGCTGTCGCAGACCTCGCTGGAGCAGATCCTCATTCAGGTCCGCAACGCTGTTGACAACAACGGCAAGCGCATCCGTCTGAACCCGACCAAGCTGGTTGTGTCTCCGTCCAACGTGTTCCAAGCTGAGGTTCTGCTGAAGAGCGTCCTCCGCACCGGCACGGGCAACAACGACATCAATCCCGTGAAGTCCATGGGGCTCCTTGATGGCGGTCAGGCCAACCTGTCTCGTCTGACCTCGACCACCGCTTGGTGGGTCGAGACCGACGCGCCGGAAGGCCTGAAGCTCATGATGCGCCGTTCGCTTGAGAAGAGCATGGAAGGCGATTTTGAAACCGACTCCATGCGCTTCAAGTCCACCGAGCGTTATGACCTCGGCTGGACCGATCCCCGCGCGGTCTACGGAACGCCGGGCGTGTGAGTTGACTGTTATCTAGGAATAGTCCAAAGTGGCGGTGGGGAAACTCACCGCCACAGGACGTTAAGATGACAACAAAATGCAACATTATTAATTGCAATAATCCTAGCATTGCCAAAGACTTATGTGCGATGCACTACAAGCGACAATACCGTCACGGCTCAATTGAGCAAACACGCCCAGACGATTGGGGCGACCGAGAAAAGCACCCAGCATATAAAGCATGGTGCGGCCTTCGCCGGTATCATCGGCTTGATATGGATCCTACATGGGTCGATGATTTTTGGATATTTGCCAAAGTTGTTCCGAAAAAACCTTCTGGTGAAGCACGGGCATTTAGGACTGATAAAGCACGCCCATGGTCAGTGGATAATTTTTATTGGAAAGAATCAAAGGTCAGCAGCGAATACAAACAAGATAGAGCTGAGTACATGCGCCGATGGATGAGCAAGGCTAGGTTCGTTAACAAAGATTATTTTAAATCAGCTGATTTGAAGAAACTCTACGGCATCACCATTGAATGGTACAAAGCCCAACACGATGCTCAGAACGGCCTTTGCGCCATATGCTCAAAGCCTGAAACAGCCAAAATTCGTGGCAACACATTGTCTCTGGCTGTCGATCATTGCCATGATACCGGCGACGTTCGGGAGCTACTTTGCCGGGCCTGCAACAATGCCATCGGGGCTCTAAACCATAACCCCGCCACCCTCCGAAAGGCCGCAGACTACCTAGAAAGCCACACTAGCGCTCCCGGAAAAAATCGCGCATAATACCCCTACCGAAACCCGGTCAAGCTTTTCATGGAGAAGACCAATGCCGCAATATAGTGATGATCTCTGGCTCGGTGGAGCCAATGGCCCGCAGTCTCAGGGCTGGGCTGGCCCCGGTCAGGTGTACGAAGGTGTTGGCCCTCTGGGTCGCGTCTACATCTTTGACATTGTCCCCGCCACCATTTCCGCCACTGCCGTCTGCGCTGCGCAAGCTGTTGCGGCTGCTGGTAACGCCACCATCAACGGCACCAGCGCTACTGGCGGTGTAGCTACATTCAACTGCTGCCGCAATGTCTCCATCGTTTCGTCCAGCGCCAGCGACACCACACAGACTGTGACCGTCACCGGCACAGACTTCTGGGGTCAGGCGCAGACCTCGTTGCTGACGATCAATGGCACCACGACCGTCAATGGTTTGAAGGGCTTCAAGACGATCACTCGTGTGGCCGTCTCTGCCGTGTTCGTCGGCAACCTGTCGGTCGGCATGGGTGACAGCTTTGGCCTCCCTTATCGTGTTACGGATGCTGGCTACCTGCTTCGCACCGGCTGGGCTGGCGCGGTTGCCGACAACGCTGGCACCTTCACAGCTGCTGATACTGCTACTGCTACGGTTTCGACTGGTGACGTGCGTGGCACCTTCCTGCCCGCCACCTCGGCCTCCAACGGCACCCGCCGCCTTGTGATTGCCATCGGCCTCACCGCGATTGCGGCTGGTCCTGACGCCACGCAGGTTGGCGCTGTCGGCGTCATCCCCGCCTAATAAGCAAGGGGGCCTCGCGCCCCCTAACTTTTCTTTAGGAGGGACCTATGGTCGATACAGTCAATTCACAGACGCTCCAAGATGGTGAGCGGCTTGTGATCCAGAAATTCACGAACATCTCTGACGGCACTGGCGAGACCAACGTCGTGAAGGTGAACGTCTCCGCTCTTGCGCCAAATGCTTTTGGCGTAGCCTGCACTGGCGTCAAGATCAATAAGATATGGTCATCCACGCACGGCATGGAGGTTCGTATTTTGTGGGAAGCTACTACGCCAATCATGGCGTGGGTGCTGCCACAGAACACAACCTATCACATGTGCTTTGGTGAGCACTTCGGTGGCCTTACGAACAATGCTGGCGCTACTGGCAAGACGGGGAACATCACGTTTACCACGTCGGATGCTTCGGCTGGTGACATGTACACCGTCATTCTTGAGTGCATCAAAACCTACGGGTGATCCATGGGACGCTGGTGTATGGCCAAGGGCGGCGCTACTCCTGTCTATAGCACGGGTGGCGCTTGGACGCGCGCTGAGGGGAAGAACCCTGAGGGCGGCCTCAACGAGAAGGGACGAGCTTCTCTTAGGTCTCAAGGCCATGACATCAAGCGCCCCGTGAGCTCTTCTGAGGCGAAGAAAAGCCCTGCGGCTGCTGCCAGACGCGACTCATTCTGTAGCAGAATGAAGGGCATGAAGGCGAAGTTAACCTCTTCGGAAACAGCTCGTGATCCCGATTCTCGTATCAATAAGTCTCTTCGCAAGTGGGACTGTAACTGAGGTAAATCCCATGGCCATCCGCTACGTCAAAGACTTCGAGTTCCCTTCCGCCGCTGGCTTCAGCAGCAGCGCCCCTAGCAAGGTCACTGGGCCTATGTTCGCCAAGGGCGGCAAGGTTGAGGCTGAGAAGGCTCCCAAGGGTTTGATGGTCATCATTGGCGTTGGCAAGCCCAAGGGGCCGATGAAGAAGGCTGAGGGCGGCAGTACCTCGACGAACCCGAACCTTGGCCCCGGGCCGCTCCAAATGCCTTCTGATGAACAGATTAATAAAGAAAACTGGAATGAGCGTAAAGCTAAGCGCAGGGCCATGGGTGCAAAGAATACCGGCTCCGACACGTTCAAAAAAGGCGGCAAGGTCGATTCCGTGTCCGTCAAGGACATCAAGAGCGGCAAGATCCCTCAATCCACTGACGAGGATTTCTATGGCAAGGCAGAGGATATGCCCATGCCTACCCGTCGCCCGGCTGGTATGAAGAAGGGTGGCATGAAGCACGATGATGCCGCGCAGGACAAGGCCATGATCAAGAGCATGATCAAGCCTTCGGCCTTGAAGAAAGCTATGGGCGGCCCCGCTGTTCAGATGGCGAAGTCGAACGCCATTGCTGACTCTATGAAGGGCCAGAAGAAGACCCCCTACGCTGATGGGGGCGATGTTATGCCCCCGCGAATCCAAAGCCCCCTCCAAGCTATGGCCGCCCGCCCTCGCAGCGTTCCGGTTGCTCCTCGCGCGCCCATGATCCCGCAGCAGGTTGATATGCCTGCTCGTGGAATGCAAGCTGCTGCTCCCGGTGGAGCTCGCATTGGCGTCGGTATGCGTCGTCCCGGCCAGCCTAATGTTGGCGCGATCCGCGCTGCCATGGCTCGCTCTGCCTCTCAGGCCATGCCTGAAAACGCCCCATCCATGATGAAAAAGGGCGGAAAGGTTAAGTGCTAAATGGCGGTCTCCGGCACAGTCTCAACGACGGTATTCAAAACCCGGAAGGTGGTTGACCACGCCTTCCGGCGTTGCCGTATGCAGCCGCAACAGATTTCATCCGAGCTAATCGACACGGCAATGGATAATCTTTATCTGCTGCTGTCGTCGCTTGGCAGTCAGGGTGTCCCTCTTTGGTGCATCGAGAAAGACATCCTCCCGCTCTATCTCGGTCAAGCGGTGGCAACGCCGCCCAAGGGCACGATGGACATCCTGAATGCCAACTATCGCTGGCTTTCACGCCAGAATGGGCCTGTCCAGTACAGCGCCCCCGGAGGCATTCCATCATTCGCTTTTGACGGCGATTTGACGACTTCCTGCGCTCAGACAGGCCCCAACGGCAACATCGAGATCGCCTACATAGGCGCGGATCCGATCAATGACCCGCAGTCGCAGGTTCAGGTGACGACTGTCGGCGTCATGATGGCGACCACAGGCACGTTCAACATTGTCTTTGAATGGTCGAACGACGGTACAACGTGGACTTCTAGCCTGTCCCCCGGCGCAACTGACTACGTTGCTGGCCGGTGGCAGTGGTACGACATCGACGGCACCCAGCCGGTGAACTACTTCCGTATGCGTGAGACGGGCGGTCTGGTCCTCAACGTCACCGAGTTCTATGCAGCCAACAACCCCACTGAGATCCCACTGGCTCGCATGAACCGCGACGACTGGACGAATCTGCCAAACAAGACGTTTCAAGGCAGGCCGCTTCAGTATTGGTTTGACCGTCAGCGCGACTATCCTGTGATGCGGATCTGGCCTGTTACTGACACCGCAGACATGTTCGGGCAGCTGATCATCTGGCGGCAGCGCTACATCATGGATGTAGGCACGCTTACGGACGAGCTCGACATCCCGCAGCGTTGGTACGAGACAATCGTCTGGCAATTGGCATGGAGGCTGGCGATGGAACTCCCTGACTTCAACATGCAATTGATCGGGCCCATCAAGGCAACGGCAGACGAGGCGTTGAAGATTGCGCAGGACGAAGAGCGCGACAACTCGCCTATCTACTTTGCACCAAATATTTCTCATTATACACGCTAGGTAACACAATGGCCGCTGAAGTTTATTGGATACGTGCTCAACATCATTTAGACATCACGTCTGAGGGGTATGTTGGCGTATCTAAGAACTCTCAGAAAAGGTGGTTGTATGGTCATAAATGGTCTCATTCAAAAGCTCGTCATGACAACCAACATTTATCCAACGCGATCAATAAGTATGGCTGGGATTTGTTGGTGAAAACAGTCATTCTGATAGGCGAAGAAGCCTATTGTTATGAAATAGAAAGAAAATTACGCCCATCTGAAGGGATTGGATGGAACTTATCCGTTGGCGGCCATAAACCCCCAATCACAAAATATCGCGGAGAAAATTACATAAGCCCGCTCAAAGGAGTTAGCAGGCCAACTCCTTGGTTGGTTGGTGTTGCTAAACCTCCTTCGAAAGAAGCTTGTGCGGCTGGCGGGCGCGCTGCCAAAGGACGTAAAAACACGCCAGAGCATTTAGAAAAAAGAATGGCATCAAGACGTCTGACTAGAATTTCCAAAGGACAAATTAAAAGCCTAATGGTTAATGGTGTTGAATATGAAAGTTCAAAAACTGCTTCTGTTGCGGTTAAGATTCCTGAGTCAACATTAAAATATTGGGCTTATGGTAGAGGAAAAATTGGCCCTAAATATGCACATATAACTGAATGTAGGTGGATCCCATGAGCGTCTTTCTCGACCCACGAGGCAAGTCCACATTTGGCATCGGGATCTGTGCCCGGTGTTCGAGAAAGATGTCGCTCGCCGATCTTTCTTCGGACCCTAACTATCCCGGCCTCTATGTCTGTGAAGAGGACAAGGATCAGTTCGACCCGTATCGTCTAGCTGCTCGCCAGCCGGAGCGGATTAACTTGTTCCATCCTCGCCCAGATACTAATATCGCGCTCAACATGCTGGGCACGATTTCGCAGGATGATGACCTGTTCATCATCGGCGAAGAGGGCGATGGGTATCTGGTTCCATGACGAACAATCCGCGCGTTCCTACAAATCTCATCCCGACCAAAATCACGCAGCTTCCGCTGGCTGATACGCCCACGGCTTCTGATACGACGATTGTTGTTCAGGGCGGGATTACCAAACGCGCAACTCTCGGGCAATTTATCGGCGTCATAGGTCCTACCGGGCCTACAGGGCCTACAGGGCCGACCGGCCCCGCTTCGTCCGTTGCTGGGCCTACGGGCCCCACAGGATCCACCGGCCCGCAAGGCAATGCCATCACGGGGCCTACTGGGCCAACAGGGCCCACTGGTCCTACCGGACCCACGGGAACGCAGGGCAGCACGGGCGAAATTGGCCCCACGGGCGTAGCGGGCCCTACGGGCCCCACTGGCCCCACGGGTCCGCAGGGAAATTCTGGCCCATACGGGCCAACGGGCCCCACTGGGCCTACGGGTGTGCAAGGAATTGTGGGCCCCACGGGAGCGACGGGGGCAGCTTCTACAGTCGCTGGGCCAACTGGCCCGACCGGCCCGACAGGCCCCACCGGGCCTACCGGGGCTACCGGCGCAGCCTCTACTGTTGCTGGCCCAACTGGACCAACTGGGCCTACGGGCGCTGCATCTAGCGTAGCGGGACCGACAGGCCCAACTGGGCCCACTGGGCCCACTGGCGCAGACTCTACCGTTGCGGGGCCGACAGGCCCGACTGGACCGACCGGGCCTACCGGAGCGGTTTCTACTGTTGCAGGTCCTACAGGCCCAACAGGACCCACTGGAGCCGCCTCTGCAGTTTCTGGGCCTACTGGGCCGACAGGGCCGACCGGCGCTGTTTCTACGACGCCCGGGCCTACTGGGCCGACTGGGCCGACTGGGCCGACTGGCGCGCCGTCTACGGTTGCAGGGCCAACCGGGCCTACAGGCCCCACTGGTGCGGCATCAAATGTTGCCGGTCCGACCGGGCCCACGGGCCCCACTGGTAGCGCTGGCGCTGGCGGCCCTACAGGGCCCACGGGCCCAACTGGTGCGGCCTCTAACGTAGCCGGTCCTACTGGGCCCACAGGACCTACGGGCGCGGCATCAACAGTAGCGGGCCCGACCGGACCAACTGGCCCCACTGGGGCGGCATCAACAGTCGCTGGTCCAACAGGTCCAACGGGGCCTACGGGGCCAACAGGCGCTGCATCAAGCGTGGCTGGGCCTACAGGCCCCACTGGTCCGACTGGAGCGGGCTCTACTGGCCCCACCGGGCCTACAGGCCCTGCTGGAACCGGCACAAACATCTCCGTCTCTGACGAAGGTACGCTGCTCACATCCGGCGTCACCAGCTTCAACTTCGTTGGCGCGGGTGTCACTGCAACGGCTGCGACAAACGATGTAACCGTTACGATACCGGGCGGTGGTTCTGGTGGCAATGGCAGCGGTGGAAACATCTTTCTCGCTGACTACTTTGGAGGCTTCTAATGGCCGTAACATCGACACCCATCTTCACCCAGACGCCCAATGTCGGCGCGCTGAACGCCATCATCTCTACGGCCATGACCAACACGAAGGCGTTTGATGGCACCGAGACGGCGGGCACTCCGCTGGCCCTCTGCTACACCGCTGGCGCAAACGGCTCGCGTATTGATCAGGTACAGATCAAGTTCTCGTCCACCAATGGCGCAACCGCCTCTGGCACATCGAACGCCACCGTGGTCCGCTTCTGGCTGAACAACGGGTCTGCCAACACCACTGCGGGCAACAACATTTTCTTTGGTGAAGTAGCGTTACCAGCCACGGCAGTTACCTCCTTGGCAACATCTGCCAACACGGTCTACACACTGGCTCTGCCCCTTGGTGGCCTTAACATCCCCGCCACGTATAGGCTCTATGGCGGTCTCACTGTCGCGGCTGGTGGCACGGCCATCGCCATCGCAATCAACGCTGTCGGCGGGGACTACTAATGGCGACTTCGCAACAGCTTGCAGCCTTTAACTATGCTGTGCCGGGGCCACTGGTGTGGAACCCGGTAAAGAGCGCGAGCTTCAATGCTGTTGCGGGCAATGCTTATGCCGTGAACACCACTTCTGTGGCAGTGACTGTGACGCTGCCTATTTCTCCCGTCATCGGACAAGCAGTGCAGATTACGGACTATGCAGGGACATTTGCGACTAACGCCTGCACAGTTGCGCGCAATGGATCAAACATCGCAGGGCAAGCGTTAAACGCTTTGCTTCTTGCTAATCGTGAAAGTGTAGCGTTTGTTTACATTGATGCGACACAAGGATGGATTGTGTATTCTTCTTTTATTGCAACCAATTTGGCGCAATCTTATACGGCATCTTATTTAATTGTTGCAGGTGGCGGCGGCGGCGGCAATGCTTCAGCCGGGTTTGATAACGGCGGCGGCGGTGGTGCTGGCGGATTGTTATCTGGTTCGGCAACATTGAACCCAGGAACAGTATATTCAGTGGTGGTTGGCTCCGGTGGAGCCGCCCAAGCGACTGGGGCAAATTCTACAATTGCGGCTCTCTCTTTGACTGCACTTGGGGGTGGTTACGGCGGCTACACGGTTGCCGGAGGAAATGGTGGCTCCGGTGGCGGCGGCGGCGGATTTTCAAATACTTCCTTTGGGACGGGTACGGCGGGACAAGGGAACAAAGGTGGCTCTGGAGCCGCTAATACAGCCGCTCCCTATGGCGGCGGTGGTGGCGGCGGATCGTCTGCGGTTGGCGGAAATGCTGTAACTACTGGTGGCGCTGGTGGCGCTGGAACAGCATCGTCGATAACTGGTTCGTCGGTAAATTATGCTGGTGGTGGAGGTGGTGGTTCATCTAGTGCTGGCACGGGCGGCACGGGTGGAACAGGTGGCGGCGGTGCTGGCGGTGGACAAGGCGTTGGAACTGCCGGGACAGTCAATACTGGCGGTGGCGGTGGCGGTGGTGGAGACGTTTCCAATGCGGGAGCTTCTGGCGGCTCTGGCGTTGTCATTTTTTCTGTGCCAACCGCCAACTATACGGGAACAACGACTGGCTCACCGACGGTGACAACTTCGGGGGCCAACACCATCATCAAGTTCACCGCATCAGGGAGTTACACAGCGTGACCCATTTCGCGAAAGTCTGTGACGGCAAAGTCACCCAAGTCATCGTTGCGGAGCCTGAGTTCTTCGACACCTTCGTGGACTCGTCCCCCGGCGAATGGATTCAAACCAGCTACAACACTCGTGGCGGGGTCCACTACGGCCCGGATGGTCAGCCTGATGGAGGCGTAGCTCTGCGTGGAAATTATGCTGGCATTGGCTACATTTATGACCGCGCCAATGATGTGTTCTACGCCCCGCAGCCCTACGCAAGCTGGACGCTGAGCCAAACCACTTGGCTGTGGAGCGCGCCCGTGCCGTATCCAGATGACGGCCTGATTTATACGTGGGATGAGCCTACAGTGAATTGGAAGCTGGTGCCTACGGCGTAAAAATGGGAGAAAAAATGTCATTAAAGATAGCAGTCTACGCCATCAGCAAAAACGAAGAGCAATTCGTTGAGCGGTTCTGCGAATCGTCGAAGGATGCTGACATCATTGTCATTGCGGATACTGGGAGCGCGGATGGAACTGTTGAGAGAGCTCGCGCATTTGGCGCTACAGTGCACGATATATGTATTGCTCCTTGGCGCTTCGATCTGGCTCGTAATGCTGCTCTTGCCCTTGTGCCTCGCGATGTGGATGTATGTATTAGTCTTGACCTTGATGAGCTTCTAGAGCCCGGCTGGCGTGAGGAGATTGAACGTGTCTGGACCGAAGGAACAACCCGGCTCCGCTACATGTTCGACTGGGGATGCGGCATTAACTTCTACTATGAGAAGATCCACGCCAGAAAAGGCTACATGTGGCACCACCCCTGCCACGAATATCCTATACCTGACGGACGCATTGAAGAGGTCTGGGCGCAGACTGACATGCTCCTCGCCGTCCACAAGCCGGACCCGACCAAGAGCCGTGGGCAATACATGGATCTTCTGGAGCTTTCCGTAAGGGAAGACCCTGACTGCCCTCGCAACGCCTTCTACTACGCCCGTGAGCTCAGTTTTCATGCTCGGTGGTGGGAAGCTATCGAAGCTTGCAAGACCTATCTCAAGCTGCCTCGAGCCACATGGCAGAACGAGCGCTGCTACGCCTACAGGGTCATGGGTCGGTGCTATAGCGAAGTCGGGCTGCCACAAGAGGCTGAGCAGGCTTTTCATTCGGCTGCGGGCGAGGCTCCAAATACCCGCGAACCTTGGTGCGAACTTGCAATGCTCATGTATCGTCAACAGCGCTGGGAAGAGTGCTTCGCTTACGCCATGCGAGCGCTCAAAATAACCGACCGGCTTGCTGTTTACACTTGCGACCCGGTCGTCTGGGGTGCTCAGCCCCATGACCTCGCCAGCATTGCTGCATGGCATCTTGGCCTTTACGGTCCTTCCTGCACTCATGCGAGGATAGCTTGCGAGCTTGAGCCAGATAATGAACGACTGCGGGAAAACCTCGCCTTCGTGACAGCACCTCACGGATCAGATATGATGGCAGCCGAATAGGAGCCCTCCCATGGCCAGCGTTTTCACTTCCTACTTTGCCAAGGACGTTGGCGTTACGCCACTGACTTTGACAACCGTTGCCTCGGCTACAACCTCCACTATCGTGGGGCTTTCTGTGGCCAACACCTCGGCTGCTGACATCACGGTTGATGTTTACATCACCCGGTCTGCGGTCAACGTCTACATCATCAAGGGCGCGACGGTCTCAGTTGGCTCAACCTTCATCCTGTCTGGCGGCGATCAGAAAGTTAATCTGATTGCAGCTGACGCCTTGAAGGTTGTTTCTTCGGCTGCGGCGTCCGCTGACGCCATTGCATCTGTCCTTGAGCTCAGCTGATAGGGGTCAATCATGCCTTCGAGTTCAGGTTATCTGAGGCAAATACCCAACCTCCCGCAGCCTCTGGGCGGCGGAAAGGACAAGGTATTCTACACCAATGGGCAGACGGTGGCCTACAACTACACGGTCCCGGCTGGGGTGAACGCAGGTACATTCGGCCCGCTGACGATCAACTCCGGCGTCACGGTTACGGTTTCCTCAGGCTCGACATGGACGGTGGTTTGACATGCCCGTAGCGATCAAAGGAACTGGCGGCGGGTCCGTCACTCTCACGGCTGGCGCGGCTGCTGCTGACACGACGCTGACGCTGCCTAATACGACGGGGACTGCGGTTGTATCGACTGCGGTGTCATCCTCAACCACAAACACCGTGACGAACAAGATCGCCATCAACATTGGCGGTACTGTTTATTACATTCTCGCCTCCACGTCTGGCACATAAGGAGACGGGCCATGAGCATCATCCTCAACGGCTCTACCGGCATCACGACGCCAGCCGATTCAATCACAGGCAACGCGACTGTTGGCGGGACGCTGACGGTTACGGGGGCGACGACGCTTGCCGGAACAACGCTTGGCGCTACGACCGCCACGTCTCTGACTGTTGGCGGGGTTGCTGCCGTAGCTGTTGCGCCGGGCACTTCTGGCAATGTGATGACCAGCAACGGAACGGCGTGGACGAGCGCAGCGGCTGCGGCGAGCGGCTTCTCCAATTTGCAGGTGTTTACCTCCTCTGGCACGTTTACTATTCCTGCTGGCGTCACCAAGGTGAAGGTAACTGTTGTTGGCGGTGGCGGCGGTGGACCCGGAAGTAGCGGCGGAGGTGGCGGCGGCGGCGGCGGAACTGCTATTAAAATAGTTTCTGGCTTGACCCCCGCAGGAACCGTATCGGTTACTGTCGGTTCTGGCGGCACTGGGGGCGGAAACAACTCAAATGGAAATACTGGCGGCACTTCTTCTTTTGGCGCTTATTGCTCTGCAACAGGTGGTTCTGGTGGATTGCAGGGCGGCGGTTCCTATGGTGGCACAGGCGGCATTGGATCAAGTGGTGACTTAAACATAAAAGGTAGTGGCGGCGGAAATGGAACATCAGGCGGTGTTCTCAACGGCGGAACAGGTGGCTCTTCTTTTATGGGTGGTGGAGCAGTAGGGACAAGTGATGGAGTTGGCACTGAAGCAGGAAAAGCTGGCGGGGCTTATGGTGGCGGCGCAGGTGCCCCTATAAATACTAGTACAAGTGCGGCTGGCGCTGCTGGTGTCGTAGTGGTGGAGTACTAAAATGAAACAGGCACTCATCTCCCCTACTGAAAAGGTCTACAGCTACGGCGGTCAGCTCCTTGGCGAGCGTGTGGCTGAAGTTACAACGATGCCGTTTGAGGTAGCGCCTCCGCTGTTCTGGACTGCGTGTGCAGACGATGTGATGGCTGATCAGTGGTACTATGACTCCGCCACATATCAGATCGTCATCATCCCGCCCGCGCCAGCGATTACGGCGGCATTCACTCCAAACCCTGCGGCGACCGGCCAGACCACAGTCCTGTCATGGGATGTGACAAATGCTACTGGTGTCAAACTCAGTTCCTACGGCGATCAGATATTCCCTGTATCTGGCTCGCAGAACTACAGCTATGCCAACTCCGGCACCTACACCGAAACAGTCACCGCCATTGGCTCGCAGGGGAACGTCTCCCGCGTAGTGAAGGTTGGCGTAGCTTAATAGGATACGCGCCATGTCAACGCTCAAATCCATCAACGTCGTCCACCCCTCCAGCGCGGTGAACAACATCGTCAATGACGCCAGCGGCAACGTAGCTATTGGCAACAATCTGACGGTGGCTGGTACGGTCACATCTACTGGAACCGTCGTGATGGGCTCCAGCTTCAAGCGCAACCGCGCTATCAATGGGAATATGGCGACTGATCAGCGCAATGCTGGTGCTGCTCAGACAATTACAGCAGCGGCTGCTTTGGCTTACACGGTAGATCGCTGGTACGCCTACTGCACTGGTGCGAACGTGACGGGCCAACAGGTAGCAGGCGCAACGGCTAATCAGTACCGTTATCGCTTCACTGGCGCGGCTTCTGTCACTGCCATCGGGTTCGCCCAGCGCATTGAGGCAATCAACTCTGCTGACTTGGCTGGGACGACCGCAACATTGTCAGTTGATCTTGCCAATAGCTTGCTGACCACAGTGACGTGGACCGCCTATTACGCCAATACGACTGACACATTCGGAACTTTGGCGTCCCCAACCGTCACCTCAATCGCCACGGGCACGTTTACTGTCACTTCGACTGTGACGCGCTATAATGCACAGATCAGCATCCCATCAGCGGCTACGACTGGATTGCAAATTGTTCTCTCCGTTGGTGCGCAGACTAGCGGAACATGGACTATTGGGAGCGTCCAGCTAGAAGTCGGCACCAAGGCCACCCCCTACGAAATGCAGATTTACAACGATCAGTTGGCGCAGTGTCAGCGATATTGCTATGTCATCAACGGTCTGTCGCTTGGCAGGACATATAACACTACCGCAATTTCGTTTGCGCCCATACTTCCGGTTCCCATGCGAACAACGCCTAGCGCATCGGCGACCGCCGCTTTATCAATTGTTATTCCCGGCACGGGAACCTACACGCAATCGTCTGCTAATGCGGCGGTTGATGGAACTTACGGCATTTATGGGTTTCTTGTTAATCTTGGAAATTTCACCGGGCTAACTGCGGGCGTTGTTGGATACATGTACACTTCAAACTTTGTAACCCTTAGCGCGGAGCTTTAACCATGTATGAGAATGCCCGATATGCTACCGGCTTTGCTGATCAAGTTTGTTGCATCATGGTTTCTATTGATGGGGTAGAGTGGTCTATACCAATTGACCCCGCCAACACCGACTATCAGAACATCATGCAGCTTGTCGCTGAAGGCAAGTTGACTATCGCACCTGCGAGCCCGTAACTGCAATCATGAATAGGGTCTTGGTAAATGGACACGCAGTCGATCATGAACCTTGTCAGTACTGTCGCCATCGGATCCGGTGGCTGGTTTGCCCGTGAAATATGGGGCGCTGTCAAAGAACTGCGAAAAGACCTTCATGAAATAGAGGTAGACCTTCCTAAAACCTATGTCAGCAAGAGCGACATAGACAAGCGAATGGATCACATCGAGACGATGTTCCAGCGCATTTACGACAAGCTTGACGGGAAGGCTGACAAATGAGCACAACGGAAGAGAAACAGGAAAAGTTTGCCATTGAGATGGCCGCAAGCGCCAGCAAGGGCGCGCTTGTCGAAAAGATCACTTTCGCGGGCATCCCGATCCTGTTCTCTTGCGTTGTCTATCTGATGAGCGCGCTTTCTGCTGCAAACAGCGAAATCATTCAATTAAAGTCTAAGATAGCAGTGGTTGTGAACTCGGACAACAAGGCCATCCCCCCACAGGGGACGACCATTGATATGGCCCAGATCAGGGAACATCTATCTGATCAGATTGCCAAGGTCGAGAAGGAAAGCGCGCTCGCCCGCGCTGCTATGACGCTTGACCGTGAAAGATCAATGTCGGCAGTTGATAAGTCTCGGCTTGATATGGCGGCTGATGCTGCGCAAGCTAGAGCGGCTATTCGCTTTGATATGATGAAGCTGGTGGCGGAACTCGACAAGCGAATCACACTTATTGAGAAGGGGAAGTAAGATGGACTTACTGAAGCAATT